TCTTCGGCGGCTTGGGCTTGTGGGCGGGCTTGAACGACTCCCACGGCTGCGGCCATGTGTTTTCGGACGTGTCTAGGGTCATGGTTTGGCCTTCCTCTGTTCCCGCGTCCGTTCCCGGCGGGCTGTTGCGTCATCGACGATCCGCACCACTTCGCGCAGATTGCCCGCCAATGCGGCGGCTTTGATTTCCGCCATGTCCTCGCGCAGGCTCACAATGTCAGCGTGCAACTCGCGCTTAGCTATGGCAACGGTTTTCAATCCGTCGATTTCCTGCCGCATCCGCGCAATCACGCGGCGGGCTGAGTGCAGTTGATTGCGGGTCATTTCAGGGTTTGCGGCGCGATCCGTCATTCGTTCGCCTTTGTGCAATTGTTGAGCCAATCAATATTGCCGCCAACTTCGATACACGCGACTTTTTCTTTTGACATGGCATTGCGAAACTGCACTTCACAATGCGCCAGAGGGGCCACCAAAACCGCCAGCGCGAGAATTGCTTTCCAGTCCATATCACTCGCCCCCCGTCATACATCACCCATCGGCGTATTGGCCCAATGGGCTGCGGCGTAGTGGGCTTGCGCGGCGTCTTGGGCGGCTTCAAAGCTTGGCTCTGGGGTATTCCATCCACGCGCGATCTCGCCCCATATGAAGCCGCGATAAAGCTCAGATTTCCGAGAGTCACAGATGATGTACCTCAGAGAGACCCAGCGATTGCGCCCGTCCTTCTTCCAAACCAGCGGCTTCGGCCCGCACAGGTCCAGCACGGCGGCGGCTTGCCTTAGATACAACCTCCTGATCTCGTCCGAACTTTCGGAAAATGCTTCTGGTGTCCTGCCTCTGACTACGCTTGGCTGTGCGCCAGCGGCAATTACCTGAACCCGCCACAGTTCTGCGGCGATCTTCTCAATCATTTCATCGCGCGTCATTTGCTGGCCTCTGGCAATACTGGCTTTTGTAGATCAGTCCAACCAAGCACCTCTCCGCTACCATCACGGAAAGAGTCCTGTTCCCAATTCCAGCCAACGAACTGCCATTCATCAATCCCGCAAAGATCAAGCTGGTTGAAGCCTATTGTCCAGCATAGTTCCTCGTCCTCCAAAGGACACCAATCTTCCTTGTCGCTCTTGACGAGCAGCCAGATCATCGTTCCGTCTTTTGGGGCTGTGTTAATGTCTTTCATTTCTCTTCATCCTTCATTCTTTGCAGCAGCCAATCGCCGCGCTCGTTTTCATATTCCTCGGCAGCGCTTTGAAAGTCAGCCTCGCTGCCGTGGTCTTCTGGGTGGCAATAGTCTACCGGAGGTTCTTGCTCACTTGGGTCTACCCAAGAGGGGTCGCCGCAGAACTTGCACTCGTAGGGCGGTCCGTCAGACCCTTGATATGCCTTGTAGTCTTTAAGGAAGGTCATGGCCTTGCCTCAATCGGCCCGTCTATTTCTGAAATAGCCAAGATGCAGGCAATTTCGGCGCAAGACGCCTTTGCGCAAGATGCCTCCCATTTTAGGATTTTTGCCTCATCAATCCGTGTGCTGGTGCCGAATAGCTTTCGGCCAAATCCGTAGCCGTATGAATATGATACGAGGTAATATTTCATCCCTTCACCTCCAATGCTGCGAGGGCGGCGGTCAATATCTGACAAACATCAATCGCCTCGTTTTGCAGATTACAAACCTCATCATGCCCGTAATTGCCAAGGTTCAACTCGGTTGGGTTTGCGTCTAGGGCGTCCTTGATCGCCTCCACCAGCGCCTGAACCTTCTCATTCGCCTCCCCCACAGCCTCAAGCGCTGCTGCATGTTGCAGGGTCATTGCCTCAAGGCGGGCTTCGAGGTCTTGGATGCGGGAGGCGTCAATCATCTTCTGATCCATGCGCAAGTATGGGTGGACATACGGGCCTTTACTCATCACTTCCCCTTTCGCGCCGGGCAGTTCCGGCCCTGATTGCAACTGAAACCGTGAACCTCGCAGCAGGATTTGCGCCGGGTCCAGGCGTTGAAAAACTCACGCAACAAATCCAGCATTCTAAAAACCCTCCAGCTTCGGGTTATTCACCGCGTCCATTGCCCTGCTGTAGCCATCGGCAACCGCCACGCCTGCAAGGGCGATCAGGGCTACCGTGGCAGTCAGCCAAGCGGCGATAAGCCATGCCGGGGCGCGTTTGCGCTGTGCGGGGCGGATAAGCATCGGGCGGGCGGGGGCGTCGAATGTGGGTTTCATTCCCCATCCTCCATATAATTCCGCTCACGCTGAGCGGCGATTTCATCCTGATAGCCGTGGTCGTCCCAGTACGTCTGGCCGATAGCCTCCAAGCGGTCGATTTCCGCGCGGCCCCAAGCCTCTGCGATCTGGCGGTTTGACAAGATCAGCCCGTCAAAATCGACGCGCTCGAAATAAACGAGGTTGCTATCCATGTCGGCGGTGTAGTGGCATTCGAATTTGGCGCATCCGAAGCGCTCAAACTCGACGCATTGGCTGAAATCTGGCATGTCAGTCTCCCTTGTGATCTGTCCCCAATATGCGCCCACGTTTTGCCCGCGTCAATCGAAAAAGAACACTATCGCTATTTTTTTATGATTGACGCTACCGGGGCCGCGTGTATAGTCATCATATGGAAAAACTCAGAACATACCTATTTGAACACCGCCTGACACAAGGCGAGTTCGCGGCCCGCATCGGGCTAACACAAGGGGCGATCAGTTCCTTCATGAAACAAAAGACAAAGCCTTCCCTTCGGACGGCTCTGGCTATCGACAAGGCAACCGCAGGCGCTGTCCCGCCTTCCGCGTGGGGGGAGGAATGACACCGCAACAAGCGCAGGCCCTCATGTTCGCAGGCATCACGCCGCCCACGGCAGGCACAAAAACAACCTGCCCGCATTGCAGCCACGAGCGCAGCAAGCCGAATGAACGTTGCCTCAAAGTCTACCCGCATCCGGGGCGCGTCGATTGGATCTGTTTCCATTGCCATTTTGACGGATCGGAGGTGGTGCAGTGAGCGCGTTAGAAGCCCTTGCAAACGCCGTGATCGGCCTATGCGTATCGTGGGCGGCTACGTTCTTCGTGCTTGGCTACTCGCCAGCCGAAAGCGCGGCAATCACCGCCATGTTTTTCGGCCTATCATTCACCCGCACTTACGTTCTGCGCCTGATTTTCAAGAGGATAAACACATGAGCCTGCAAGAATACAGGGACTTCATAAACAGCCGAAAGGTTGACGCAAAACTCAAAGGGTTTGCGCCATCCGTAATCAACCCGGCGGCAAAGCTGCACCAAAAGAAAACGCTGGACTTCGCCTTGAACTCTGGGCGCAGCGCCGCATTTCTGGATACTGGCCTCGGAAAGTCGTTCATAGAATTGGAGTTCGCGCGGCAATGTGCCGATGAAACGGGCAAGCCTTCCTTGATCCTGACGCCGCTGGCGGTCGCTGGTCAGATGATCCGCGAAGGCCGAAAATTCAACGTCGACGCGCGGCAGATCAGGGAACAATCCGAAGTCGGCGCGGGCGTCATGGTTGCAAACTATGAACGGTTGCCAAAACTGGACCCGGACACATTCGGCGCGATCATCCTTGACGAAAGCAGCATTCTAAAGTCTTTCGGCGGCAAAACGACAACTGCGCTTTGCGAGGCGTTCCGAAACACTCCATACAAGCTTGCTGCAACTGCAACGCCAGCGCCAAACGATCATATGGAGATCGGGCAACACTCCGACTTTCTGGACATTATGCCAGGGCCTGAAATGCTATCTCGCTGGTTTATAGCAGACCAAAAGAAGATGGGCGCTTACCGCTTGAAAGGTCACGCCGCCGCTGATTTTTGGTCTTGGGTTGCAAGCTGGAGCCGTTGCGCGACAATGCCAAGCGATCTTGGAGGAGATGATACAGGCTACATCCTGCCTGAGATCATCCGCAAAGTTCACACAGTGCAGGCCGATAGAATGGTGAACATTCCTGAAGGCGATATGTTCCGAATGCCGGAAATGACTGCAACGTCATTTCATGCCGAAAAGAGATTGACGCTTAATGACCGTTGCGAATTGGCGGCGGAACTGGCAACGCATGACAAGCCCGTGACTGTCTGGTGCGAAACAAACGAGGAAAGCGCATTGCTTGCCAAGCTGATCCCCGGCGCTATGGAAGTGCGCGGCGATCAATCACCAGAAGAAAAGGAAAAGCGGCTTCTGGGTTTTTCGGCAGGTGAATTTAGGGCGATTGTGACAAAACCAAAGCTTGCAGGTTTTGGCGTAAACTGGCAACATTGCGCACATGCTGTCTTTGCCAGCATCAGCTTTTCATACGAACAACACTATCAAGCCGTCAGGCGGTCGCATCGTTTCGGGCAATCCGAGCGCGTCCGCAATGACATTGTGATTTCAGATACGGAAATGAGCGTCCTGAACATCGTAAACAGGAAAAGCCAAGATCACGACACAATGAAACGCGAGATGGCAAAGGCAATGAAACGCGCGCAATCGGATTCAGACTTGCGCGTGAAATATGGACAACGTGAAAAGCTGAAATTTCCAGAGTGGATCAAGGGAGAATGACCATGACTAAAAGCTACGAAGGTAACGGGTGGAAACTGTTTAACGCTGACTGCATCGAGGCAATGGCGCAAATGCCAGACAACTCGATTGATTGCAGCGTGTTTTCATCGCCGTTTTCGTCACTGTACATCTACAGCGACAGTGAGCGGGATATGGGCAACGCAACATCGCATGAAGAGTTCCTTCAACATCACGGGTTTTTCGCGCGTGAATTGTTCCGGGTAATGAAACCCGGAACAGTGATCTGCGATCACCTGAAGGACACTGTATTTTATCAGGGCAGCAGCGAAACAGGCGAAAGCGGGCTTTATCCTTTTTCAGATATGGCTATTGCAAGCTATCGCGCCGCCGGGTTTCAGCTTCGCGCAAGAACGACGATCTGGACTGACCCAGTGCTTGAGCGGTCGAAGTCAAACCCTGAGCGGTTGCTTTACAAGAACATCGGGGAAAATAGCCGCGCTTGCGCCCCCGGAATGCCTGAGTACATTGCGGTCATGCGCAAGGAAGCCAAAGGCATCAAGGTTGGAGAGCCTGTCAAGAATGCAGTAAACAAATGGGGCGATGCACGGTTCCAAGAGGACGCCAAAACGCTTGCAAAAGAGCAAGCCGCGCGGCTTTTGAAGGAAGGGTTGATTTCTGGAATCAATCAGGCATTGCTTTTGCATTTGGCAGAAGCTGCAAAGTTCAATCTTGACCAATGGCAGGAATGGGCATCGCCTGTCTGGATGGATAACCAAGGAAGCGAAGTTCTAAACGCGCGGTTTAAGGGTGGCGATAAGGACGAGCGTCACCTTTGCCCAATGCCGTTGCCATATATTGAGCGTTGCTTGACGCTCTACAGTACTCCGGGAGATGTGGTGTTTGACCCCTTTAGCGGCATTGGCTCAACAGGTCATGTGGCCGTTAAGATGTTCCGAAAGTTCATTGGGACAGAGTTAAAGCCTGAATATGCAAAGCAGGCAGCTAAGTTCATCAAGGAATCCGAACTAGCTGGCGCGGATATGTTCAAGTAACAAAAAAGCCCGCCTTAATTGGCGGGCTTACTTCAATCTGACAAGGTGAAAAAATGACCGACCCCGTAAATCACCCGGCCTAGCGCCAAAGTCTTTTGACTTCATCCTCTACCATCTTTCGCATATGAACAGGAACGCGCCCCAGCATATTTCGGCGCGTTCCTTTGTCTGGCGCGGCAATGATCTGTTTTGCCGCCTGATAAACCGCAAGCCTAGCCCATGATCTAATCGCGGCAGGGCTGTCATCCCATGACACCCGACCAAATAGCAGATCGTCAAGCTGTTCACTTGGTTTCTGGACGTGGGGTGATGAACTATACGGCACTGAACCGCCGCCAATACTCTAAAGCATCCCACGCGGCCACGCATCCAAGCGCCACG